GCTCCACTACCATTCGACGACTGCTCGACGACTGGCTCAGGAACTGGCGGATATTTGAAGTTCTTCTTCTCGATCTTTTGGTGCTTCCAGCCATTGACGTGCAGGTACTGCTTGCCGTCCACGGTGTAGCTGCGAGTTAGGCCTGAGCCTTCCAGCTCACCCAGAAGCTCGCTCACTGCTTCGGTAGTGATGTCGTCGCCAGGGAACACCAGGGCCTTGATGGTCCGCGGAGACAGAGGGTGATTGCCCCCGTCGTCGCAGAAATTCCACAGGCCAATGAACAGTAGGCGAGCGAGCGGGCGACTTTCCATCACCTGTTCGCTCGACCAAAACTCGGGTTTGATTGTGCGGATTCTGGCCATTACTTGCTGCCTTTGCCGATCAGGTCGGCCAGTTCAAGGAAACGATCGACGTACCAGTGAGGCTGCGTCTCAGCGCGGCACCCGAACAGATTTACAGCCCGGCCGCAGAAATGCGTTGTCCGGGCTTTTTTACGTCGTGGTTTTTGTTGTGCGGAGCCCCACAGCTGGCCAGTTATGGGTTTCGCGTCGAAGTTATTGCCTCAGTCGCGCAAAGTGCGAGTCAAGGTTTCGCCTGTTCGGGAGTTATGAAACGTCGTCTCGCTGAGCCTGTTGGCGTAGCCGTTATCCAGGATGCGATAGGATTTAGTTCCGTCTTCCCAATCTGTTGTGCCGTTTGAGATGCGGCCGCTCTGCTGAGTCTCTTCAACGATTGTGTAGATTTTTCCTGCATCGTTTTGAACCTCAAACTGGTCAGTTTCCAATGTGCGCTTAACCCTCATCGCGAGAATCTCCTGATCAATAAGGCGCGCAAGATACCTTAGGATGTGGCCGTTTAGACAGTTTTAGGAAGGTGGCGCTCAGTGGCGGGCAATCCGGTTTGAACCCGGAGCTGCTGGAAACGGTAAGGGTTCGACTCCTTCGCCTTCCGCCAATTTCAAGGCCTCGCCAATGTGCGGGGATTTTTTTCCTACTCCAATCAACCCTGAGAGGGATGTTTAATGATGGAGCGTTTTTCGACTTACCTTGGGTTCGCGATCGCCGCGTGCGTGTTCTGTTTCTCGGTCCCCTCTATAGCTGGGCCGTTGCGAACGCTCGGTTATCACCTGGCCGCTCTGACCGAACCGCAGGGTGTCGCCATGCAGCGACTGGAACTGACCCTCGCCATGTGGCGTACGGGTAGCGAGTCCGGCACCGAAGAACTGAAAAGCAACCTGCGCGCATCCAGCAATCACTTCGTGATGACCACGGGCAAGCCTGACCCTGAAGGCGTGGGCCTGACGCCATCCTGAATACGCCTGGTGCCAAGTGAAAAAGCCCGTACATGCTGCGGGCTTTTAGTTATAGGCCGCTCAGTCGAGCCAGCACATGGTCAACCCTGGTGATGATTTCTAGACGCTCTGGATGTTTGGCTTTCAGGCCGAGGCGGTTATCCAGCCACGCATTCAATTCATAAAGTGCCACGCGCGCAACGCGAGGGTAATCCTCTAGAGCAGCAAGCAAGCGCTGCCGAGCGTCTTCAGTGGGTTCAAGAGCTCTAGTTTGAATGTACTGCGTAATGAAGTGCTCAACACTGCAGCGCTCGAATGATGACAGATGGACTTGGTCTAGATTCGTCGAGCGGCTTGTATCGGAAAGGGACATCCTTGATTCCTTGCTTGTGCGTGTTGAGACTTAAAGCTCGTTATTCGGGTTGTAGTTGAGTGGTAGAAAATGCGGGGGCGCATAGTACTTATATCCATGCAACGTGTGCGTATATTCGGGCGCCATCATCGACGAATAGTGTACGACGTTCATCTAATTGCTTAAGGCGACATTCCGCAGTAAGCGAGTTTCGGGGCTGGCCGCTCACCCATTCAGAGCCTTTTGCTAACCAGGTTTTTCTTTTTCGGATCGACACCCATTGCCCGCTCGTAACGGGCATTTTTTGTTTCCCTTGGCTGCCACCTGTCAGCCTTTTTTATTCTCGCTCCCCGCAAGGGAGGACATCGGATGAAGCTCATGCCCGAAAAGAACCCGGACACGTGGGCCGCCATCTGGGTGGCCCTGAGCAATCCACTCTGGCAGGGCGCAATCATGGCGATCCTCATCTCCTTTCTGCGTGTCCTGTATGACGCTAAAGAGACCAGCAAGCGCCGGATCTTCTTCGAAGCGCTGATCTGCGGTGGATTGAGCCTGTCTGCCAGCGGTGTCATTGAGTGGATGGCCTGGCCTTCGAATCTATCCGTAGCTGCCGGGGGCGCCATTGGCTTCCTTGGGGTTACCGCGATTCGGGAAATGGTTACTCGGTTCCTGGGTCGGAAAGTCGACTCGCTATAGCTCGCGACACGTTTCGCGAATCAGCAAATTGTGTCGCGACATTGGAGAAGGGCATGAATCAGAAATATATCGGCACCAAGATCATTCTGGCTTTGGCAATGAGTCGCCTGGCGTACAACGAATACCGTGGCTGGGATCTTCCAGCGGACGAAAACGGCGCAGACGAAGGCTATCTGGTCGAGTACACCGATGGCGGCGCGCCCAACCATCCAGCCCATGCCGGTTACATCAGCTGGTCGCCGAAGGAGCAGTTCGACAATGCCTACCGCGCCACTGAGGGGATGACCTTCGGCCTGGCCATTGAGGCACTGAAGCTGGGTAAGCGAGTTGCGCGGGCGGGTTGGAATGGCAAGGGCATGTGGCTCGTCCTTGATCCCGGATCTGTCGTCAGCGAAGTGAGAGAGGGCAGCGCGTACCACAAGGCCGGCGTAACTGGCTCGTTCACGATCAATCCTCACATCGACATGAAGACAGCGACCGGCGAGATGCAACCGGGCTGGCTCGCCTCTCAGACCGACATGCTGGCCGATGACTGGGTGCTTCTGCCTGAGTGAATCAGCCATGACCAAGAAGAACTGGTCAATCTCAACCCCAGGCTACAAACCATTCCCGATGATCCTGCTCGAAGAGGCGCTCGATCATGCTGGGGCGCTGGCTTGGGCCAGGTCGATCTGGCCGCTTTGTACTGTCGAATAACTGAGAGCTCATATGACAACCATTGCCTACAAAGACGGCGTGATCGCCTATGACTCTCGTATCACTCGCGACACCGAAATTCTGTACGACGACTTTCAGAAGTGCCGAGAAGAGAAGGGTGTCAAGTTCATCCTTGCAGGGAAGACCAGTCATTACGCCAGATTGGTCGCTGCCTACTTTGGTGCCGCTGAATCGCGCGACCTGCACTGCTCAGCCATCATCATTGACGCCGACGGGTTGTGGTACGCAGGGAATGATGGGGAGGACGGATTCTGGAAAAGCCCACTAATCAGCGAAAAGCCCTATGCAATCGGCAGTGGAGGTCTTCACGCGCTCACTGCGATGGACATGGGGGCGACTGCTGCTGAAGCCGTAGAGATGGCAAAGAAGCGGGATACGTGTACCGGCGGGCTGGTTCGGACAATCAATCTCAATGGAGCGGCTGGCAATGGATCGTCCGCAACCTCCAGCGTCACTGCTGGAACTGTCTGAGCTATCCGACTTCGGTATTCGCTTGGCTCCTGCGCCTGAAGTGTGGGAATGGCTCCAAGCCGAGATCCTTGCCGACACTGGAAGCATTCACAACGAAGACCATGCCCATCTGCTGGATGCCGATATCCGGGTCATGTGGGCATCCGCTGCATTCGCCAAGAAGGGTCGCACGGTAGTGGGTCAAGCCGAGCAGGTGGCGTTCCGTGCCGGCGGTTGGCAGAAGGCCCGGATGGAACAGCAGATGTTCGATTGGTTCGGCAGCGTGCCGGCCTACATCATCACCCTGGCTGCCGATTACTGCGCCCAGTGCAGCGACGCTGACTTCTGCGCCCTGGTTGAGCACGAGCTCTATCACATCGCCCAGGCTAAGGATCAGTACGGCGCCCCCAAGTTCACTCAGGAAGGTTTGCCCAAGCTTGAGATGCGCGGACACGACGTTGAAGAGTTCGTCGGAGTGGTTCGCCGCTACGGTGCAAGCCCTGACGTTCAAGCGTTGGTGGATGCTGCAAACAGTCCTGCTGAGGTGGGGAAATTGAACATATCGAGGGCCTGCGGAACCTGTCTGCTCAAGTCGGCCTGAACTTCTGACAGGTTTTGACGGATGACAACCATATGGCAGTACTACGAAGCGAGGTCAAAGCCTTCATCGTTCAGGCTCTCGCCTGCTTTGATACGCCATCCCAGGTAGTTGAGTCGGTCAAGAAAGAATTCGGCATTGAAGTCAGTCGGCAGCAGTGCGAATCCCACGACCCGACAAAGTTCGCAGGTCGAGCCCTAGGGGTGAAGTGGGCTGAGCTATTTCACGCTGCCCGCAAGCGCTTCCGCGAAGAAACCGAAGACATCCCGATTGCCAATCGGGCGTATCGGCTCCGCACACTTGGGCGCATGGCAGAGAAGGCCGAGAACATGAAGAACATGGCGCTGACTGCCCAGTTGTTGGAGCAGGCCGCCAAAGAGGTGGGCGATGTGTACGTAAATCGCCGCCTTGAACCTGAGAAACCCCTTGGCTCCCAAGCGGACCAGCAGCACGCGGTTGCTGAGTACACGTTGGAGCCTGATGAGAATGTCCCGACTACCCCGTACCTATGACCCGCCGGTAAAGCTGACGCCGAAGCAGGCGAACATCTACGTCTGGGGCTTCCAGCCTGAGGCTCGCTTTCGTGATGCGGTCTGTGGTCGCCGTTTCGGCAAGACCTTTCTCGGCAAGGCAGAGATGCGCCGTGCGGCCAGGTTGGCGGCAGAGTGGGGCGTTAGCGTTGAGGACGAGATTTGGTATGGGGCGCCGACTTTCAAGCAGGCCAAGCGCGTGTTCTGGCGTCGCCTCAAGCAAGCGATCCCTGAGGCATGGCGAGCGACCCGGCCGAACGAGACGGAGTGCTCCATTACCCTGAAGTCCGGTCACGTCATGCGTGTGGTCGGGCTAGACAATTACGACAACCTGCGGGGCTCCGGCCTGTTCTTCGTCCTGGTGGACGAATGGGCTGACTGCCCTTGGGAGGCTTGGGAAGAAGTCTTGCGTCCGATGCTATCGACCTGTCAGTACACGCTTCCCGGTGGAGAACAACGAAAGGGCGGGCACGCGCTGCGGATCGGTACGCCAAAAGGCTTCAACCACTGCTACGACACGTATCGGGATGGCAGGCCCGGTCATGAGCCTGACCACAAGAGCTGGCTCTATACATCGTTGGATGGCGGCAACGTCCCCGCCGAAGAACTGGATGCAGCCCGTCGCAAGATGGATCCCCGCACGTTCCGGCAAGAGTACGAAGCCAGCTTTGAAAACTATGCCGGCGTCGTCTACTACACGTTCAACCGTGAGGCGAACCGCACCAGCGAAACCATCAAGCGCGGCGAGGCCCTGCATATCGGCATGGACTTCAACGTCATGAAGATGGCGGCGGTGGTGCATGTCATTCGTGACGATCTGCCCCTGGCACTCAGCGAGTTTGCGGACGTGCGAGACACGCCGGAGATGATCGAGAAGATCAAATTGCGCTTTCCGGATCACAGCATTGCGGTCTACCCGGATGCCAGCGGCCAGAACACCAGCAGCAAAAGCGCGAGCGAATCGGACCTGTCACTGCTCAGGAAGGCAGGGTTCACGGTAATCGTGGATTCAACCAACCCCGCAGTGAAGGATCGGGTCAACGCTATGTGCGCGATGTTCGCCAACACCTATGGCGATCGCCGCTACCTGGTGAACGTTGATCAATGCCCGAAATACACGCAGAGCCTTGATCGCCAGATCTACAACGACAAGGGCGAGCCAGACAAGAAGGCCGGTTATGACCATATGGTTGATGCCCCGGGCTATTTCATTGCCAAGCGCTTCCCGATCATTCACAACATCGCCACCGTGCAACCCTTGAGAATTTAGCCATGAGCAATGACCCATTCGCCGTATCTGATGCGATGCAGGAGATGCGCGCCGAGTGGGCCATCACTGAGCCCTTGATGGGCGGTACGCTTGCGATGCGCAAAGCCGGAAAGGCGTTGCTACCCAAACATCCCGCTGAAGAAGATACGGCCTACAGTGAGCGCCTGAGCGTTGCCACACT